TGCATTAATGTCATGGGATTCCATTTGATTAATCAATGAATTCAAATCTTTGGGAAAACAAGTTCCACCAAATCCCCTATCATTATCTATACCAGGAACTTTAGTATGCGATTTTCCTATTCTACTATCAGCAGTAACTCCATTACGAACAGTATTATAATTCATATTTAAAGTATCACATACATCATATATCTTATTAAAGTATGCTACCTTATATGCAAGGAAAGTATTAGAGAAATATTTAATTGCTTCACTCTCATCAGACGTTGTAATTATACTTGGAATCTGTGGGAAGAATGATTCAAACATTTGAACAAACTCAGTACAAAGTTCCCCACTTCCACCAACAACATTTCTTTCCGAATTTGCATAATCTGCAACAGCATTTCTTGCCGTAAGAAACTCTGGATTATGAATTACATTATGTCTCTCTGTATATTTCTTAGTTGTACCAATAGGAACAGTTGACTTAATAACAAACGTCCCTATTAAATGACCTGGCAAATTCTCAAAGAACTGGTCCAATATTGTTAAATCACACTCACCACTGTCTCTCATAGGAGTAGGTAAACAAACAAAAATAAAATCTTGTTTAATAACTTCTTCTAAAGGATTAAGAGATCTATTCTTATCTACATCAAAGATCTTTACATTACATCCTATTTTGTCTCTAAAGTTTTGATATACAGCATTGCCTACAAATCCATTACCAACAATACCTATCCTATTCTTTTCAGGTGAAAAAATCATAATGCCATCCTACTAAATCCTTTAAGTTTTTCAAATCGAATGTGATTCTCAAATTTATCTTCCATCCCAGTCTTATGGGATATGACGAAGATATTTGCATCCTGAATCACGTAACGGATGATCTTTAAAAATTCTTCTGTCCCTTGTCCATCTAGTGAACTGTCAAATACTTCATCCAATATCATTAAGTTGGTTGAGACTGAATTCTTAAACTTAGCCACTTCTCTCCAGGTGAAGAGAAGAGCTAAATCGATTCTTTGTTTTTCACCTTCACTAAACGATGCATAAGAGAAGTCCTCATGTATTGGGGACTGGACGGTTTCGTTAAACTCCTCATCAAGAGTAAAGTTTATGTAGAAGTCCATCATCTGTAGATAACGGTTTACTTGCTGATTAATCAGCGGTAGATACTTCTTGATGATTTTAGTCTTAACTCCCCCATCCTTCAATAGACCGTATGTGAAATTGTAATATTTGATTTTTTCTTTACGAGAAACTAATTCGTCATAGGTCTCCTGGAGATTCTCCTTGAATTGTACTAACTTGTCATGCTCAGTATTTCTGTTTTCAAGTTGACTGGTAAGTGTTTGAATTTCAGATTCCAGTTCTCTGACCTGCCTCTGACATCCAGAGACGATAGTATTGTTTTTAGAAATGCCATGCGTTAATGTTGTAATCTCCTTTGATAGTTTGGTGAATTGATACTCTCTTTCCTGTTCTGTTTTAATCGCACCTTCTAGTTGTAAAAAACCAGAATGCAACTCTTTTGCTTTAGTTTGAGCATCAGCGATTTTATTTAGTCTAAAGTCCTCATCAATGTCTTGTGTACAGGTTGGGCATACCGTCTCTTCTGTGAAAAACTTATGCTCCTTGGTTATAGATGATACATTATGAGAGATTTTCCCCTTTAAAGTGTTGAGTTTTAATAACTTTTCTGCAGAACCTGTAACCTCTTCTTGCTCCTTTGTAAGGTCATCAATGTCTGATTGTATGATTTGATTCTTCTCTATATTGGTATCAATTTCAACATTAAGAACTTTAATCTTATCATCCTTCTCTTTCATATTTTCCTTACCACGACTCTCTACCTCTTCAATAAACTTCTCTTGCATCTCCACTTTATCATTAAGAGATTCTTTTTTAAGTTCATATGTTCTAATCTCTTCCTTAAGCAAACGTATCTTATCTCTGATGATATTATTCATCGAAGAGAATATTTTAATATCAAGCAAATCTTCAATAACCTCTCTACGATTAGTAGCAGTCAATTGCATAAAAGGAACAAAGGTACTACTACCAAGAACTACAATCTGTGTGAAAGATTTATAGTTCATCTTCAATACATTCTGCTCTAACCACTTCTGTTGATCATTAGCAGAAGATGCTTGGTCTAATACCTTACCATCTCTATAGATTTCAAATAGGTTTGGTTTTATTGCTCTTACTACTTTCCAATCAATCGTACCAATAGAAAACTCTAACTCTACTCTACAATCTTTCTCATTAGTAGTATTTACTAATTGTCCCTTATTAATCTTACGAAATGGTTTGCCGAATAAAGAGAAAGTTAATGCATCTAATACAGTACTCTTTCCACTACCATTATCCCCTACAATTAATGTAGTAGCATGTGAGTTAAAATTAATTTCAGAATAATGTTGGCCCGTTGAAAGAAAGTTCTTCCACCGAACTTTTTCAAATAAGATCATCTTGACTGTTTTTTGGTGGAATTACAATATCATTAGGAGTGATAATGGTATATTCATACCCGTGTTGTTCACACACTCCTGTCATCATATCAGGTTCAACTTCAATGACATGCATCTCAGGATAATCTTCTTCTTCTAACATCATAGCATAGCGAGCTGCATCATCCTCTTCTTGGAAGAGATAGAGAACTTGGTTCCCCTCATCATCTTCTACAGAGTATGCTCCCTCGCTTTCTTTGCCATGTACAGTTAGAATATACATCAAACTAATTCGCAAGCCTCCTGATAAACTTCTTGAATGACCTCCTGTATCCTAGATTTCTCTAAAGAAATTTCAGATTCTTCCACATATCTATTTAAAATGGAAAGAGTTTCCTCAGATTCGAATGCTTCAAAGTCCTCACTTTCTTCAAGTTGGAAATTCTCCACCACTTTGAGTTCATGGACATTTGCACTATACAACTTGTCAATAAACTTTTCGAATTTCTTTGGACTGGTCTTCTTGCGAACAATTACCTTTACAATCTTATTCTCGTATTCACGAGTATCAAAGGTCTGATGATTATTATCCTCATAATAGATATTATAGAACATTCTGTAAGGATTGTCTATAGGGGTATGGACTAGAGTTTCCGTATCAAAAATATGGAACCCTCTCGTATCCTCCAAATCATTCCAAAACATCTCATAAGGATTTCCAAGATAGAATGCCTTACCATTATCAGACCTGGTATGATAGTGTCCTGAATATACTCTTTCAAATTTATCAAACATTTCTACATCTATACCTTGCTCCATAACATATCCTCTATGAATTCTAAACCCTCTAAATTCAAGATGACCCATAACAACATTACTCTTAGACTTCTTAATAGCCTTATGAGTAGCATTCTCATTCTCTGGGTTGATCCAAGGTATAAGAAGGACATTTAAATTATCCAACTTTATTTCAGTTGCCTCAGAATAAGTTTTTATATTATCATATTCAGCAAGTAATAAATCAATTGCATTTACATTATTAGTATTCTTATAATATGCTGTATGATTTCCAACGATACTATGGACCTCACACCCCATGTCCCTCAACTTATCGTAATAGTTATTCTTTGCCCAGGATAAAGATGAAAAGTCGATACCTTTACGGCTATCGAAGGTATCGCCCATATCAACAATGGTAGTAATACCTTCCTTTTCAATAGTCGGAAAAAATATATCATTATAAAACTTTAAAAAATACTCGTGAAAATGTTTTGAATTTTTCCTAGCACCAAAATGCTGATCAGTTATTATCGCGACTTTCATTTCTTACTAAGTTCAATAGATTTCTTATATGGATTCTTAGTCCTATTCAAAATCGTAATAAACTTATCTGCCTTATAAACACCAGCAATGCACACTTGAACTTCATCACCATCTTCCCAAATAGGATTTCCATCCTTACCTCTCATATCAAGTGCTTCTTCTAAATCCTTAAGAAGTTGTTTGGTGAGTTTCATTTAATCCTCCTTGGTACTTGAATTGTCCATGCTGGTGATACAAGATCTACCATTTCAAACTTAGCAGCATTCTTTCTCTGTTCTTCATATGACTTAGCAGGTTCTTCGCTACTAATCTCACCATAATGAGTCTCTAACTTATCCAAATGTTCTAAAATAGAATCATCTACCATTCCATATAAAGTATCCCAAGTTAGACACTTCCTAAGATAAGATGTAACTTCATCTACATCATTATCACTCAATACTATATCAACGTATTCGGTTGACGAATCAAGAAACTTAGCCCTTATTTTAACCAAATCAGTAAGATTAATAGTAATCTTTACATCATTATCAATAGTTTCCATTAGTATCTTAATTTAGAATGAACTGCATCCTTGATTTGATTATAGTTACCAGCATCTCCATTATCATCACCATAAAAGACTTCATCATATCCAGACCTTTCAAGGATCTTATTCTTAATTTCTAACTGACGTTTTTCTCTTTGTATTCTGCGGAGAAACGCATAATGTATAATCTGCGTAAAGTAAGCAAAAGGATTTTGGGATTTCTCAGGATTAAAATTATGTATGTACTGAACGCAATTTTCGATTCCATCAGAGATCATGTCCTCCTTGAACATGTAATTTACAAAGTTTGGTTTAAATGATAAATGATTAGCAATCTTTAAAAAGCAGTCACCAATGTATCGGGGAATGACTGGTTTTGGTTTGCCTTGTATCTGAGCAATCTCTTTATCTTCTCTATACTTAATGAGAGCAGCAAGGAATTCCTTGTTGTTAACATAGTGCTCTGACCTTTTACGTTTTGCCATACCTGCTCTCATTATCATAAGTCTTTATCACTAGTATGTAGATATTATAACATCTCTACACCTAGTTGACAAGTTTATGAAATAGCAGTAAAATGACTCTGTTAAGGTTGATAAGGAAAGCTTAGCTATTCTTATTAGGGCTTGATTTATATAGCTTCTCTAAGATATCTTTAGCATCATTAACGGTACTTAAATAACCCATCTTTCTACTAAGCTTAGCTTGATCCTGATGGTGCCTTGATTGATCACGCACAAATTGTTGATACATTGAAATCATATGAACATCAGATGATTCAGACATTGTTATAACATTATCCAGATTAATAATAAACATATCTTCTTTAGTCGTCTTTAACCAAGGTTCTACTTTATATCCAACAATACCACCACGTTGCTTAATTTCTACTGCTGTAATAGGATTTGATATGACTAGCATAGTGCGGTCATCTTCTTCCGATGCTGCTACTTTGGCGAATATCTCTTCACCAGTTTTAAGTTTAATTGTTGCGTAAAAATCTTCTTCCATTATTTCTTTAGTTGTATAGTGATTATTTCATAGTTAAAGTTTTCTTCGTTGTAGATCTTAATTCGTTCTATTAAATGGTTGAGAGTATAATTCTTCCTAGAGCGATGAGTGCAATCGTCTGCTATATCATAGAGGATTGCTTTTTCTTTATCACTACCCTTTCTTAGGACTCTGCCGATTGACTGGAGGTTTCTAACTCTGGACTTACTGGGGCTTGCGAACACGATATTGTGAAGACGCTTAATGTTAATACCAGTACTAAAAGTCCCATAGGACGCGACAATAATTGCATTTTGTTCCTTTTCAGTTATCTCACGAATTAATTCTCTTTGTTCAGCATCCACACCACCGTGAACGAAGAACACCTTTCTATTATCTCGCTTATTATTATTTATCTGTTCATAAAGTATCGCCCCGTGGGTTTCTACTCTACTATACAGTACAAGACTATTACCTTTCAAATCTAATGTAAGATTAGTTATAAATTTATTTCTTTGTTCGTGTGTAATAAGATATTGTATTTCATCCTCATAGGTTTCGAACTTTTGCGGTGGATGCTTAAGTACAAGACACTGAATATCTAATTGAGAAAGATGACCTTGCTTCATCAATTCATCAGTTTTAGTTACCTTATATGCAGGACCAAACAATCCTTCCAATACCCACTTATGAGTTTGTGTTCCATCTAGTGTACCAGTGAATCCATATCTATATTTTGCGTGTTCTAGTTTTGTCATTATAGATACTAAGGATTTACTCTTAAACAGGTGTGCCTCATCCCCTATAACTACATCATAATCTACAAAGAACTTTCTATCTAACTTATAGACAGATTGCCAAGTAGTAATAGTAACAGGCAGTTCATTAGTTTTTTCCTTTCCAGCATAGATACGATGGCAATATGACTCAGAATCCCAACCATAATCAACAAAGTCCTTATACATCTGCTCTACTAAGCTTACCGTCGGAACAATTACAAGGATTTTTAAACCTTTATCTACGTAGTATCTTAGAAGAGCGTAAATCATCAAAGATTTACCTGAAGCAGTGGGTGATATCAATAGCCTTCTATTATATTTTAAAGCATCGTATATTCCCTGAATTTGATAATCCCTTGCCTTAAATCTGGTAATAGTTTTTATATAATCCTTTACACCTTCTAACGAGACAGACTCATTAATCTCAAATGGAGCCCCGTAATATTCATTATTTTCAAAAGAGTAAGTATAATCGTGTCTATCGCAGAAGGATGCTATCTTATCAAGCAGTCCTATATAAATTCTTTTTGTTCTTAAATCAAATAAATGTATCTCACCGTTCCAATGTTTGTTACGGTATTGCGGCATAAACTTTGCACCTTCAACAGCGAAAGTAAAGTGATCCCTCAACTCGTATTGGATATGAGGTTCCGCTTCAATTTGCAAAAAGACCTCATTGGCCTTCTTTATAACAACATCGGTTCTCACTTAAACCATTCATCTAAAGGTATTTATTAGGTATTGTCAACCCAGTCCAGAGTTAAATCTCATAAACTCAATTGCATTCTTGATTTGGAATGTTCTATTCTGTATTACTTTTAATATACTTTCAAGATATACTAACATCGTATCATAATATTC